GGAATATGGATGTTTCTACTGAGGATGAATTTATTATCCGGGGTATGAATACATGTAAGAAGTTATACGAGACTCCCACGTATAGAACGTATGTAGGAATTAAGTCTATGCTGGATAGATTAGCCCATTACATGGAGACTACGGAAATACAGCATGGTAGAGATGGTAATATTACAGCTTTAGTGAATGCTGCTGCTAAGTTTGAGCAGATTAGACAGTCATTTAAGGGAGCGTATAAAGATTTAGCTGAAGAACAGCAAAGTCAAGTAAGAGGAAATATAGGATTAGCTTATGATCAATGAGATAGAACACAGCTTGTACAACTGGTTGTTTAATTACAACACGTACACAAAACAATGGAATGCTTTTCATCGTGATGATAAAGAAGCATATTTTGGTAATGGTAAAGAATGTAAGTCAAAGATTGCATCTAAGACAATTGATACATTACTTTATATGATTATTACTACAAATGGTAAACCTGAAAACTTTGAAAGCATTGTAGACGTTGTAGAAGATGAATAGTATTATTGAAATTCCTACTTGGGATAATGGTGTTTGGACAACTACAGAATTTTCTTCTAAAGAAGAATGGAGGAGTTATTTACTTACACTATTTAAGGAACCAGGGCAGTATAATTTTAATGAGACTAGTCTATTGTTTAATAAAGAGGCAACTACTTTTAATAAGTTAGGCTTCTATACAGTAGCGCCTTTTAAATCTAAGGATTACATATATTACTGGGATGACCAGAAAAAGAAATGCAGGAATGGTGTACTGTATAAGGATCAAACAAATGTTTGGTACTTAAGCAGAGATTATTACATGTGGTTAAACTTCTTACCTATTTATGATAAAGAAGAGAAGAGGTTTGGATTTGCTAAAGTCCGGGATGCTCAGTACCACATGGCTCTGTATGAGATCTTGGCTGAACTATACTACAAGCACGTAGCTATTCTTAAGAAACGTCAGATTGCATCTTCATACTTTCATGCTGGTAAACTAATCAACTCATTATGGTTTGAAGAGGGTGTTACTCTTAAGATAGGAGCTTCGCTTAAAGATTATATAAACGATAAGGGTACATGGAAGTTCTTAGATGAGTATGCATCGTTTCTGAATGAGCATACAGCCTGGTACAGACCAATGAATCCGGATAAAGTAATGCTATGGCAGCAAAAGATTGAGGTAAGAAAAGGGAATAAGAAAACTGAGGTAGGATTAAAAGGTACTATACAAGGTATGTCATTTGAGAAATCTGCAACAGCGGGTGTGGGTGGTCCTTGTCAGTACTTCTTCCACGAGGAAGCAGGTATTGCTCCTAAGATGGGGGAGACATATGAATACTTACGTCCTGCATTACAATCTGGTATGGTAACTACCGGGGTATTTATTGCAGCAGGATCTGTCGGTGACCTTGATCAGTGTGAACCATTAAAGAACTTAATCATGAACCCGGAAGCTAATGATATCTTTGCTGTAGAAACTAATCTATTAGATGGCAAAGGGACTATTGGTACAGCCGGATTATTTATTCCTGAACAGTGGTCAATGATGCCGTATGTAGATAAGTATGGTAACTCATTAGTAGAGACTGCTTTAGAAGCTATTAAAGAAGAGAGGATTAAGTGGAAGAAAGAGATTGAGCCTGATAAGTACCAGTTACGTATCTCCCAGAAGCCTACAAATATTGAAGAGGCTTTTGCATTTAGAAGAGAGTCTGTATTTTCTGTACATTTACTTGCTGCACAATTACGAAGAATTGAAGATAAAGAATATGCTTATGAATTATTAGAGTTATATAGAGATGAGCATAGTAATTTAGCTGTTAAAGACTCTAATAAACTACCTATTAATGAGTTTCCTATCTCTAAAAAGACAGAAGATAAGACAGGATGCTTGGTCGTGTGGGAAAGACCTAAAAAAGATCCTACATTTGGAATGTATTATGCAAGTATTGACCCGGTTTCTGAAGGTAAGACTACTACCTCTGATTCTCTTTGTTCCATTTTTGTTTATAAAGCTCCTGTGGAAGTATCTAGAGAAGAGGGTGGAGAACAGAAAACGCATATAGAACAGGATAGAATTGTAGCAGCATGGTGTGGACGTTTTGATGATATCAAGAAAACACATGAAAGACTAGAGTTAATTATTGAGTGGTATAATGCCTGGACATTAGTGGAGAATAACGTATCCCTATTTATCCAGTACATGATATCCCAGAGAAAACAGAGATACCTGGTTACTAAAGATCAGATCTTATTCTTGAAAGACATTGGTAGTAATGCTAGTGTATATCAACAGTATGGTTGGAGAAACACGGGTACATTATTTAAAGCTCATTTACTTTCTTATGCAATTGAATTTCTTAGAGAGGAGATTGATCATGATTATAAAACAGATGGTACAGTTGTAAAGACTACCTATGGTGTATCTAGAATACCAGATCCTATGCTGATCAAAGAGATGTTGTCATATAGAGAGGGTTTAAACGTGGATAGATTAGTGGCATTTACAGCTCTTGTAGCCTTTGCAAAGATCCAACAATCAAACCGTGGATATTTAAAACGTAGAGAACTAAACCCTGAAAGTTTGGATAAGTCAAAAGATTTATATAAATTAAAAGTAGGGGCTTTTAGGCATATTGGAAAAAGTGGGTCTTCTGGTAATATGCAAAGACCAAAACAGGCGTTTAGAAATTTAAAATGATAAACTGGTGCATGAGTACTACAGCGATGGAAAATGTTACAGTTAATGTAACTTATATCAGTTATTATTCTGATGAAGATGAAGAAACTGTTGACATTAATGTTAATGAATTAATAGAACAATTTAATACAACAATTACAGACTATGCAGTTATATAATGCTATGCAGCTCAAAAATGGAGCTAAGGCAGAATACAATAAGATGAGTACTCTTACTCAACCAATCCAATTTATTCCAAGAAAGGATAAAGATGATGATTGGGCTGCACATAACCTTGATTGGTTAGAGTGGCAGGGTATGAAGCAGTTGCGTAGAAATGCACGCAGACTCTCTAAGAACTACAAGCTTGCTAAAGGTATTATTGATCGTAGTGATTATATAGTTGAGGAAGATGTAGAGTATGCTGAATTAATTGATGTTCTTACTAAAGAAGATCAGTCAGCATTAGAGTTAAAATTTTACCCAATTATTCCTAATGTAATTAATGTATTAGTAGCAGAATTTGCTAAAAGAAATACAAGAGTAACATTCCGGGCTGTAGATGAGATCTCCTACAATGAATTATTAGATCAGAAAAGAGCTATGATTGAGCAAAGGCTATTAGCTGATGCTGAACGTAAGATGGTTATGAGTATGATTGAGCAGGGTGCTGATATGGAAGATCCTGAGATTCAGAAAGCATTAGCCCCAGAAAATCTTAAATCATTACCTGAGATTGAACAGTTCTTTAAGAAAGACTATCGTTCAATGTTAGAAGAGTGGGCAGAACATCAAGCCCGTGTAGATGAAGAAAGATTTAAAATGGATGAGCTTGAGGAAAGAGCTTTCCGTGATATGTTAATCACAGATAGAGAGTTCTGGCACTTTAAGATGAATGAAGATGATTATGAATTAGAATTGTGGAATCCTTTGGTTACTTTCTATCATAAGTCTCCAGACATTAGGTATATCTCTCAAGGTAACTGGGTAGGTAAAGTTGAGTTATATACAGTCTCTGATATTATTGACAAGTATGGATATTTAATGACTGATGCTCAATTACAATCATTAGAAGCTATTTATCCAACAAGAGCAGCAGGATATCCATTGCAAGGAATGCAAAATGATGGTTCTTACTATGATGCTACTAAGTCTCATGAATGGAATACTAACATGCCATCATTACAATACCGTCAGTTTATGTCTGTATGGGAGCAAAATAGTACTGCTGGTAATGATATAGTTAGTTATATCATGTCTGAATCTGAAGATTATACAGATTATCAGAATACAGATATGTTACGTGTAGCTCATATCTATTGGAAGTCACAGCGTAAAGTTGGACATTTAATTAAGATTGATGAGACCGGACAAGTTATGCAAGATGTGGTAGATGAGTCATATGCTATTACTCAAAAACCTATCTATGATACAAGTGTACTTAAGAATAAAACTAAAGAGAACTTAATTGCAGGAGAACATATTGATTGGATTTGGATTAATGAGGTATGGGGTGGAGTAAAAATTGGGCCTAACTACCCTGCATATTTTGGGATGAACAACAATGCAAGTGGTATTAATCCTATTTACTTAGGTATTAATCGTTCTAAACCAGGACGAGTACCTTTCCAATTTAAAGGAGATTCTACATTGTACGGTTGTAAATTACCAGTAGAAGGATCTGTATTCTCAGATAGAAACACTAAGTCTACATCTTTAGTAGATTTAATGAAGCCTTACCAGATTGGTTATAACATTGTAAATAACCAAATTGCTGATATTCTTGTAGATGAATTAGGTACTGTGATCATGTTAGATCAGAATGCTTTACCTAGACACTCATTGGGAGAAGATTGGGGAAAGAACAACTTAGCAAAAGCCTACGTTGCAATGAAGAACTTCCAGATGTTACCATTGGATACATCTATCACTAACACTGAGAATGCTCTTAACTTTCAACACTATCAGGTATTAAACTTAGAACAGACACAGCGTTTGATGTCTAGAACTCAATTGGCTAACTACTTTAAGCAGCAAGCATTTGAGGTAATAGGTATTACACCACAGCGTCTTGGAGAACAAGTAGAGCAAGCAACAGCTACTGGTGTAAGAATTGCTGTATCAAACTCTTATGCACAGACAGAGACATACTTTATTAATCACTGTGATTACTTAATGCCTCGTGTACATCAGATGCGTACAGACTTAGCCCAGTTCTATCAGTCAACCAAACCATCTATTAGATTGCAGTATATTACCTCTACTGATGAGAAGGTTAACTTTGAGATGAATGGTACTGACTTATTGCTTAGAGACTTTAATATCTTCTGTACGACCAAAACTAATCACAGAGCTACTCTGGAGCAGTTAAAGCAATTGGCTATCACAAACAACACCGCAGGTGCCTCTATTTATGATTTAGGTAATATCATGAAGGCTGAGTCTATTGCAGAAGTATCTCACATCCTTAAATCTTCTGATGAGAAACAACAAGCTCAACGTCAGCAGGAAATGCAACAACAACAAGCTATGCAAGAGCAGGCTTTACAAGCTAAGAATCAAGAGGCTATGATGAAGATGCAGTTTGAAGCTGAAGAGAATGAGAAGAATAGACAGAATGATATTGTTATTGCTGAAATTAGGGCTGCTGGTTATGGTGCTGGTGTAGATATTAACCAAAATTTACAGTCTGATTATCAAGATGCTATGAAAGATATCCGTAAGAGTGAGGAGTTTCAGCAACAAATGGACTTAAAGAAAGAATCTGCCAGTACTCAGAAAGCTATTAACATGGATAAGTTATCTATTGAAAGAGAAAAGCTTGCTTCACAAAGAGAGATTGCTAATAAACAATTAGAAATAGCTAGAGTGAACAAGAATAAGTATGATGTTAAAGATAACAAGAAGAAGTAATAGCCTTATATTACAAAAAATACGGCTTTAAAATCAAATTTTTAAAGTTTATTAGAAGTAATATATTATATTCTTAATGTACACTACAAACTAAAATAACCAACTATATGAGTGAAACCAAACCAACTGAGCAAACCACCGTACAACAAGTAGATATCAACATTGATGATATCTTTGGTGGAGCTCCGGGAGCAGATAGTATCATGCTTCCAACAGAAGAAGAAAAGAAACCAAGTATCTTTTCATCTCCTAAAACGGATTTAACGTTCTTAGATAAAGAAGAAGAGGATGAGGATGGTAACATCAAGAAACCAACTCAATCTGCTGAACAAGTTCTTAAAGAGTTAACCAATGAGGTTGATGATTTATTAGAGCAAGAAGAGGAGTCACCCAGAGGAGGTAGACCTAAAGTAGATAAGAGTGGTATGGTGGAAACCTTCTCTAAACTTATTGAAGAGGGTGTATTGATTGGTTTTGAAGATGATAAACCAATGGATGAATACTCTATTAAAGATTGGAAGGAGCTCTTGCAAGCTAACTTTGAAGAAAAGGAGCGAGCAATTAAAGAGCAAACTCCAAAAGAGTTCTTTGAAGCGCTTCCTGAAGAACTTCAGTATGCTGCCCAGTATGTAGCTAATGGTGGTACAGATCTTAAAGGTTTGTTCAGTGCATTAGCACAAGTAGAAGAAGTACGTGGTTTAGATCCTACAGATGAAATGGATCAAGAACAAATTGTACGTTCTTATTTGCGTGCTACTGGATTTGGTAATGATGAAGATATTGATGAGGAAATCACAACCTGGAAAGACTTAGGTAAGTTAGAACAACAAGCTAATAAGTTTAAACCAAAGTTGGATAAGATGCAAGAGTCTATTGTAGCCCAAAAGATTGCTGAACAAGAGCATATGAAGGCACAACAAGAACAAGCAGCAGCAGCTTACATGGATAACGTGTATGAGGCTCTTAAACCCGCTGAGTTAGCTGGTGTTAAGTTGGATAAGAAAACCCAGTCTATGTTATATGCTGGTCTTGTACAACCTAACTATCCTTCTATCTCAGGAAGAAACACAAACCTATTGGGTCATTTGTTAGAGAAACATCAATTTGTAGAACCTAACTACCCATTAGTAGCTGAAGCGCTGTGGTTATTGGCAGATCCTGATGGATACAAGTCAAAGATCATGGAGCAAGGCAAAAATAAAGTGGTTGAAAACACTGTAAGGCAACTTAAAACAGAACAGTCAAGAAAAGTTTCTAGTACTGTACCTGAAGAAAGAGAGGAACCCAAACAGCGTAAGATTCCAAGACAAGCAAATATTTTTAAAAGATTTTAACAACACAACAAACAAACAAATAAATAAATAATTATGGCAACTCCAGTTTTAAACAATGGTATATTTCTGCGTGATACCAGCTACCAAGCTAGCTCTCACGTAGATTCATACCACCTCGTAAACATGCTGAAAAGCAGTGAACCTATGGACATGGGTCCAGTAGACTTATGGGCAATGGCTCAAAAAGTTGAAATGCCCTTGTATCAATTCTCTAGTTTTGGTGGAAAAAACATCATCTCTGTAGACAATGCTCGTGGTGAGTACAAATGGCAAGTTCCTGTAGCTCAAGATCTTCCTTACATTGTAGAAGATATTGAATCTGCAAATGCTGCTAAAGGTGTTGATGGTACTACCTTCAAAATCAAATTAAACAAGCGTTCTTTTGGACATGGTGATATCATCACTTATGACAAATACAACGGTTTGGAAATGTACGTAACTGCTGCTGATATTCTTCCTACAGGTGATGGTTTCATCTACACTGTTCAGTTAGTAAACAATGACAATGCTAAATACTTGGATAACAAATACTTAGCATCTGGTACTAAAGTTTTCCGTAAAGGTTCTGCTCGTGGTGAATACGGTGAGCGTTTCTCTGATATCGGACACTATGGTGCTGGTTTCCGTGAATTCTACAACTTCGTAGGTGGTGCTGAAGCTCACGTATCTTACTCAATCTCTAGTCGTGCTGACTTGATGTTGAAGGGTGGTATGAAAGCTGATGGTACTGTTCCTGTTGTAGAAATCTGGCGTAACTTTGATAAGTCTATGGACCCTGCAATCAATAGCTTGGAGTCTATGGTACAGACTATGGGTAAAGATGCAGTTAAGCGTGCATTTGACAATGGTCAGTTAAGCCGTACTTTCTTGACTACTATGGAAGCTGCTCACTTGAGCAAAATTGCTAATGACATTGAGACCTACTTGATGTGGGGACAAGGTGGTAAGATTAAGCAAGATGGTCCAGATGATATCCGTTTGTCAGTGGGTCTTTGGAAGCAGTTGGATAACTCTTTCAAGCGTATCTACAACAAATCTAGTTTCACTTTGGATATGTTCCGTGCTGAATTGTACAACTTCTACGTTGGTAAAGTTGACTTCCAAGGTCCAGATCCTAAGCGCCAATTGATTGTACAAACCGGTTTGGGTGGTATGAAAATGGTGAATGAGGCTATTAAGAAAGAAGCTGTTAACAGTGGTTTGGTTATCAATGCTTCTGAAGTTGGAGCTATTACCGGTAAAGGTATGGATTTGAACTTTGGATTTGCATACACCAGCTACGTAATTCCTTTCTTGGCTAACGTTAAGTTTGTATTGAACCCTGCATTTGATAACTTACATACTAACGATATTGAAAACCCCTTAATTGATGGTCATCCTTTGAGTTCATATAATTTCATTATCTTTGACATTACTGATAACGTAAATGAAAACCTTTACTTGTTGAAATTGTCTTGGGATAATCAATTGAAGTGGTTCTACCAAAACGGAACTATGGATTATATGGGCCGTAGCCAAGGATTCCAATCTTCTGGTAACTTTAACGGATACCGTGTAATGATGTCTCAAACAATGCCTGCAGTTTGGGTAAAAGACCCAACTAAAGTGTTGAAAATTGTTATGCGTAACCCTATTACTGGCGGAAGCTTCTAATAATAAACATATCAACCCAGAGTCACTTCGTTGCTGGCTCTGGGTTCTAATTAAAAAAAATATAAAATAAAATGGCAATCTCTACATTTTCTCCCGCTTCTCCAGATGCTTTCTTAGTAAAAGAATCTGATATGTCCTTAGCTAAATTTGGACACATTAATGCTATTGTAAATGAATTAAATACAAAAGCTGCTGCTATTACTACTGCTAATGTAACTCAATCTAGTAGCATTACTTCAGGTGTTACTGTGAATGCTGAAGCAGGTGTTATTACTACAGTATCTAGTACTTTAGCTGCTGATGCTTCTGCTGTATTTGTTGTTACAAATAGCAAAGTGTTAGCTACTTCTAAAGTTTTAGTATCTGTACAATACGCAGGAAATGGTATTGCATATGCAACTATTTCAGCTATTGCTGCTAATAGTTTCAGTGTAAAACTTTACAATGTGCATTCTTCTGCTGCATTAAATGCTGCAGTATCTGTACATTTCTCAGTAATTAATTAAAAAATTATAGGGGAGTTAATAGCTCCCCTATATAATCAAACCAACAAAAAACCATGAGTATAACAATTGTAGAAAGGTACCCACAGAACAAAAAAAGTACTGTAAGTGTACGTCCCTATTTTGATTCAACAATCAATAATATGGGTCTTGAAAAGTATGGATTATCCCTTTTTGATGGGGTATTTCATGAAGAACAACTTGCTTGTCTTGAGATTAACGGGATTAAGCGCTATGTAACTGGATTAAATGAATTTGCTCCTGAAGTAAAATTCTTACCAGATGATGAGCGTGAAGCTAAAATCAGAGAGATTAGAAAAGTAGTTTCTCAATTAGAAAAGGAATTAGCAGCTAACGTTGTTAATCCTGATGATCCTGATTTCTGGAATAAGATTAAACTTCTTAAACCAGATAATGATGAGTTCTGGAGTAAGATTGCAATAAGATGTGGTAATGAACCATTATTCTTAGAGCCTGCTAAAGATCCATATGATCTTATCAAGCTTTATGCAATTGAGTCAAATGGTTTTAGTATTGTAGCTAAAAACTACGATGATGCAAGACGTAGGGCCGTTCCTCCAAAATTCTATTTAGATAGAGCTGAAGAGACTGTAACAATTAAAACAGAAAGTAAAAAGTTACGTAACAAAGCTTTGTCTGAATTACAAAAAATGTTTGACAAGAACCAAGGAAAATTATTTTATATTGCCAAAGTTCTTGACATTGATAGTGCACAGTATAAAAAGTCTACACCTAATGATATTGTTTATGATAACATGGACAAATACATTAATGGTGAGACAATTGAAACTGATAAAACTAAAACAGCAGAGAAGTTCTTAGCACTTGCTAATGAGGATTTAACTAATCTTAAACTCAGAGCAGTTGTTAAAGATTCTTCTTTTTATAAATATATAGTTAGTAAGAGTGATGGATTTATTTATCATCTTGAATCTAGCACAATGCTTGGTAGAACACCGGCTGATATAGTTGAGTATATGAAAAATCCTTTAAATCAGGATGTTTCTGACAAGATTATAGAGAAGGTTGAAAAGCATTGGAAAGAGTAATCTAATATAGAATAACACTGAGGGGGTATAATATAATACCCCCTACAGTTAACACATATGAATAACGATATACTCCAGTTAAAAATTAAGCAGCGGCTTAATAAGTTGGCCTCAAATGATTATGATAATCTTGAGGCATGGCAGATTATTGAAGCTTTTAACAAGGCACAACTAGAATGGGTTAGAAGACAACTCCATGCTAGTAATGTTTTCCGTGAAGGTGATGAGGGTTCTAAAAGACGTATAGATGATTTACAGATCTTGTTGTTAGAATTACCAATAACTGGCTTAAATAAACCTGAGTATTTTGAGTCTAACCCTTTACCTGCTGATTACTTAGAGTATAAGAAAGTGTCTACTGATGCTAAATCAGAATGCTGTCCTGCTGATTCAATGACTGTATATCTAGTTGAAGAAGCTAATACTGCAAACTTATTAGTTGATGAATTTAGAAAGCCCAGTTTTGAATGGGGTGAAACATTCTGTACTATCATGGGTAATAGAATAAAGATCTATCATGATGGTTTATTTACTATTGTAAATCCTATTCTTACATATTACAGGAAACCAGCTTATATAGAAATCACTGGTGCAGTAAATCCTTACACTGGTTTAGTATCTACAGTTGATGTAATTTGTGAATTTAAAGATGATATAACTGAAGTACTTATTGATGAAACAGTTAGCATTATTGCTGGTGATATTGAATCAGTAAATCAGTTTGCTCGTGGTTCTCAAAACGCTGAAAGAAATAATTAAAGATGATTAATAAATTACAAAGACCTTCTTCCTCTGTCCATAAAGCAATGGGAGAGTTGATTTATGAGTTATTACATGCCTCAACTAAGGTGCATGTTGCTCATCTATTAAGTACAAATTATTCAGCACACGTTGCAATGGGAGAGTTTTATGATTCTCTTGTAGATATTACGGATGGTTTAGCAGAACAGTATCAGGGTAAAGAAGAGGTATTATTACCTTACCCGGATCAAGCAGCTATTCCTACTATTAAAACTACAGATGAAGCTGTAAAATATCTTCGCAGTTTATATGATAAAATTGGTCTTGTTCAAGGTATGGTAACATGCTCTAGCATCATAAATACTATGGATGAAATCAAGGCTTTAATAAATTCTACAAAATATAAGTTGCTTTTCTTAAAATAATTTAGTATAATATTAGTGTATCTATTTATAAACAATTAAAAAAATAAAATTATGTATTTCAATCATGCTTTCAAAAAGGTGTTCCTTGGGACTGGTACTTACCAGAAAAGCGCCAGCGGAACTACTGCATCTGAATTGACCACTGTAGGTAACTTTGGTCTTTACAATGCCTCTACTTTTGTAAACTTAAATGCTACTACCGGAACAAACTTTATTCTTGCATCTTCTAGCTTAACTCCTGCTAATGACAAGATTGGTCCTTTCCACGGTGGTTATGCTGAGTCTTCAAAGTCTAAAACTATTAACCCTAAGTACATTAGCGGTTTCTACAAAGTATCTCCTAAAACTGCAACTAATAGTATTGTTGCTGTAGGACTTACTGCTGGTTTGAACAACACTCCTTATGCTGCTTGTACCAAAACTTACAAGTGTGATGAAACCTACTACTTACGTGTAGATGTTAAAGGTTCTCCTGCTTTGCGTTTCTTGGGTCGTAATGCTTACTATGTAGCTGATTACTACACTGGTTGTTGCGCTACTGGTCAAACTAGTGTTGATCCTGCTGCAGTTATGGTTGGTTGGGCTAAGAGCTTGGCTGAAGATCCCCGTATTAATCAGTTCATTTCTCCTGTAGCTTACGTTAGTACTAATGCTGGTGTTAGCTACACTGCATATGTTAATCCTACTTCTGCTAACGTTGGTAAAGTAATTGAAATTAAAATTACTAACGGTGGTAGTGGTTATTCTTCTGCTCCTACTGTAGCTATTGCTGCTCCTGCTTCAGGTGTTCAAGCTACTGCTACTGCTACTATTTCTGGTGGTGCTGTTACTGCAATTACCATCAATGTATCTGGTTCAGGTTATGTTTTATCTGATGCTGCTGGTGTTACTTTCTCTGGTGGTTCTGGATCTGGTGCTGCTGCTTACGCTGTTAAAGCTATCTCTTGGGATTCTTTTGTTGAAGATACTACTCCAACTGCTGACAACAAAGCTGGTATTATCATTACTGGTGCTTATGTTGACACTAAGTTTGGTGATTGTTCTTTCCAACCTACTGATCATTTTGAAAAAGAGGGCGTTATTGTTTTAGCTTCTGAAATTGATCAAGTTGGTGATCCTTGTGCTTTTGGTGGAACTTGTGTTAATACTTTACAACTTCCTAAGCAAGGTGAAGGTTTTGGTGAAACTATCATCCGTGATTTGATTTTGTCTGAGCGTTATGCACAGAATCATTTCAATGATGATCCACGTATCCGTGAAATCTTGAATGGTAATGCAGTATTTGGTGTTAACCGTAACAACTCTTACTACCGTTATATGGTTGTACACAATGTACCTCGCTTCAGTAATCCTACTAGCACATTTGATAATGATCAGTATGTGTGTGAAGTAATTACTAGCTCAGTAGCTTCTACTTTTGAAAGCGATATGGCTTCAATTTTGAGCGCTGCTGGTAATGGTGTAACTTTACAATCATTGTAATAACACTTTATTATCATATAAAAAGGGGAGGAGTGATCTTCCCCTTTTTTTATTTAGATTTATTTAGTAAATTATATATGAGTAGGCATACCGTCTATTTAACAATCCTATGGCACAAAAACACATCCTCAGTTTAGATATTCCAGAAACTCTTAATGCAAAAATCTTTAGAGTTGTAGATACTAGTACATACAGTACAGAGTTAGGAATTACTTGTAATAGATTACAAATTTTACTTCCGGGGTATTTAGAGGAAGTAGTTCTTGAGATTTTACCTAATAGTGAAAACGTATTTAATGCATGTACTTTACATTTGCAAGATACAAACTGTGATACAGCATTAAGTGAATTACCTGACGGTATTTATACTTTGCGCTACAGTGTTGCACCAAATGATAAAGTTTGGGTAGAATATAATCATTTACGTATAGCACAGTCTATGAATATATACTACAATATTCTTTGTAGTATTAACTTGTCTGGATGTGAGCCATTACCTGCAGAAAAAGAAAAATTAAATAAGTTAAGGTTGTTAAAAATGATGTTAGAGGGTGCTAAAGCAAAAGTAGAATTTTGCCATAGCCCTGAACAAGGTCAAGCAATATATAACTATGCTAAGAAACAACTTGAAAAACTAAACTGTACTTATTGCAATTAATTAAATATAAACCAATATGAATTGTCAAAATTGTGGATCAAGATTAAGTTGTGGTTGTCAAAAGAAAACTGCATCTGATGGTAAACAAGTCTGTGCTAATTGTATAGACGGGTATGAACAAAGTTTAAAACAAAAAAATGGGTAAGTGCACTAACTGTGATGAAGCTAAAGTTTCTTTAAAATTTGGTGAAGCAATGTATGCTGAATTTAGAGAGACCAAGTATGGTATTGAAACTGGTTGTAGTGATACAGCAGAAATAGATATTTACAACAAAGAGGTTTTTGATCTCATGAAATTAATTGATGCTGAGTATACTGAGACTGAAGTTGTAGATTATGGTCCTCAATACTTATTAACTCAAGCAGGAAATAGATTCATTGTATAATGCGTAGTTACGATCCTACTATAACACAACTACCTCCTTACTTCTCACAAGAGGTAAATATTTACTATGATGTTATTCCAATTGTAGATGTTGTAAATAACATTACAAAGAAAATAACACTAGATAATTTATCAGCTGTTTTATCTCAAAAAGGAGATCAGGCATATGATGAAACAATTACATCTATATCTTTAGTAGGAGATCTGATAAAAACTATTGTTTTTAATAGAAGAAATGCTGCAGCACTTACTGTATCCTATGTAGATACTTATGTGCACTATGAAAATACACCTAATATAGAATGGACTGCTATTCATAACATGAATAAATATCCTTCCGTTACTGTTGTAGATTCTGCTGGAAGTATTGTTGAAGGAGCTGTTGATTATCTCTCTCTTAATAGTTGCAAGATTACTTTTTGTGGAGCATTTAGTGGCAAAGCTTACTTTAACTAAAAAATAAAAATATAAAATAATATAATCATGGCAAAAAAATTCTTAACTGCGATAGACCTCAATAAATGCGAACTGCAGAATGCGGTCATCCAGAACTTAGGTACAGCACCAGGTACTCCTGCTGCAGGTCAGGTCTACTTCAACTCCTCTACTGGAGACAAGTCAATCTACTTCTATGATGGTACTGCCTGGGTAGACGTAGGAGGTGATCTAAGGTCAATTGTAGCTGGTAACGCTATATCTGTTAGCGGAACCAGAGATATTACCGTAAACGTTCTGTATGACGATGCTTCTATTGGTTTAAATGGTTCTAACCAACTTTACATTAAGGCAGGTGGTGTTACTAACGGAATGTTGGTTAACTCCTCTCTTTCTGTAGTTGCTGGAGCAGGTCTTACTGATGGTGGTTCTGTTGCTCTTGGAGCTTCTGTAACTCTTAACATTGGAGCAGGTACAGGTATTACTGTAAATGCAGACAGCGTTCAGTTAGATACTAGCTCTACTCTTAACACTGATCACTCTGCAGTTGTCTTGACAGCAGGTGCAGGTTTGACAGGTGGTGGAGATATTACAGCTTCACGTACATTCACAGTAGGTGCTGGAACTGGTATCACAGTTAACGCTGATGATATTGCTATCACAGGAGCTGGATCATTGACTAACAACTACTTAACTAAGTGGAACGGTACAGGATTTTCTAACTCAACTATTACAGATGACGGAACTACCGTAACTGTCGGTGGCAACTTAACTGTAAACGGTACAGTAACTTACGTTAACTCAAACACTGTAGAGATTGGTGATAACATTCTTCTTCTTAACAGAGATGAAGTTAGTGCTCCTTCTCAGAACGCAGGTATTGAAGTAGAAAGAGGAACAAGTACTAACGTTTCTTTCATCTGGAATGAGACTAGTGACTACTGGTCTACTGTAACTGAGCCTTTACACGTAGGTTCTATTGCTGATGCTGGTGCTGCTTACACAGGAAACAAATACTTGGTTTCTGACTCAGGTGTAATCAAATACTTAACTTCTGCTGACTTAGCAGGTGACGTTATTACAGGAATCACAATCAGTGGATCTAACGGTGTTGCAGTTGCTGGTTCAGGAACAACTTCTATCACTGTAAGTGGTGTAAACGCTACTACAAGTGCTGCAGGTGTTGTAGAATTGGCTACTAGTGCTGAAGTAAATGCTTTAAGTAGCTCTACAGTAGCAGTAACTCCTTCTGGATTAGCTGCTTTGCGTTATGCTGCAACAGGTCCAGCAGCTCCAGCTACTAGCATGATAGTGACTCACGGTTTAGCTTCTAACGATATCATAGTTCAAGTTTATGAACTAGCTACTGGTGAGAACGTAGAGTGTGACGTAGTACGTACAACCATCAACGTAGTTACTTTAGGATTCTGTTCTCCTGTTGCTACAAATGCTCTTAGAGTATTGGTGATTAAAATTGCTTAATTTATTTTAAACCTTATCTTTGCTAGGGGCCTAAAAACCCCTAGCTTTTATATACATAAACAATAATGAAGTCTCTAAGTGCTAAAACTTTTCAATGTGGTGTAACTATACAAGGTTTAACCACTCTTTCAGGGACTGTTTATTTAACAGGAATAACCAACACAGCTAGCTGGGATCATGTTATTGTAGGAACAACTGCACAAGGACAACTATATACTAGAACCTATGCTCAATTAATGTCAGATATTACATCTGGCATAGGCTTAAGTGGTTACGTTCCTACATCTCGCACGTTAACTATTAACGGTGTAAGTTATGATTTAACTGCTAATAGGTCTTGGACAATTACAACTCCTTATGTTTCTAAACTACAGCATACCGTAAAGGCAGGTGTAGCTATTAACAAGGGACAAGCAGTTTACGTTACTAGTGCAGATGGAACTAACATGATTGTTGGTTTGGCTTCTAATGCTTCTGAGGCCACATCTAGTAAGACTATGGGTCTTTTGGATGCCACAGTTTCTACAAATGGTTTTGCCAATGTAGTGACAGAAGGTCTTTTAGATGGATTAGATACCTCAACTGCAGGCGCAGCAGGTGATCCTGTATGGTTGGGAACAGGAGGAAACTTAATTTACGGATTAACTAATAAGCCTTACGCCCCTGCTCACTTAGTTTTTATAGGTATCGTAACCCGTAAGAACGCTAATAACGGAGAAATCTTTGTAAAGGTTCAGAATGGTTTTGAGTTAGACGAGCTTCATGACGTAGATTTAAAGACAACTGCCCCTATAAACGGGCATTTATTAGGTTATAACGGAACCCTTTGGGTAAATAAAACAATTGCAGGTTGGCTAGGATACACTCCAGCCAATGCAAGTGGAACTACTAACTATATTTCTAAGTTCACAGGATCTACTACCTTAGGTAACTCTCAGATCTTTGATGATGGAACTAATGTAGGGATAGGTACTACTACCATGTTTGGTAAACTATCTATTTCTTCTGGAAACTCTAATGGTATACGTATTGATACTAATGGTGGAGGGTACTCCGCTTTAAACATAGGAGGCACAGGTTCACTAACTGTTGATGCCCCAGGTATTACTGGAGGTAGATTTCAAATAACAGATAGTGGTAATGTAGGAATAGGTACTACTAATCCAAGTAAGAAGTTGCAAATAGGAATATCTAATGCAACACACGCTGACGAAGGTATACTTTTACAGAGTTCAGGAGGGTATGGAGAGGGTGCTATTTATCATGATTATGGACAAAGTACTGGAGTTACAGCATTTAAGATTCTTAATACATATTCAGGTTCTCAAATAGCTTTATCTCAAGATACATATAGTTCAACTGGAAGTCCTGGAAGTATAAGATTATACACGGCTGCATCAGGCGGTAGCAATACCCCAGTAGAACGTATGCGTATTACTTCTGATGGAAACGTTGGTATTGGTACTACCAGTCCTACAGCTACATTACACACTGTAGGAAGTGGTATTGTAAACATAGTTCAAAGCTCAAATACGGTATCATATACACAGTATTATAATACTAGTACAGGTACTAATTCAAGTAATGATGGACTTACAGTTGGTTTAAATGGAATTGATGCATATGTTTTTTCTAGAGAAGCAGGTAACTTAATTCTTGGTACACTTGATACTGAACGTGTACGCATCACCTCTGCAGGTCTTGTTGGTATAGGTACATCTAGTCCTGGTGCTAAATTACACGTTGCTGGTGGTGAAATAAGAGTAGATGCAGGTCAAGCAGTAACTCTTGATATAGCAAATTCAATGTATTTGGTTGGTGCTTCAAACCAATTAAGACTCTACAACGGAGGAAATCCTGTTGTTAACATTACTACTGGAGGTAACGTAGGTATAGGGACTACTAACCCTGCAGAAAAATTAAGCGTTAACGGAACATTCTCATCAAATTCCCTATGGACTGTTAGTGCTGCAATTTCATTCTGGGGAGGTTATCCGACAGCATACGGAGGATTAACTTGGGATACAGGGCAAGCTACTGTCTACGCAACTAGTGGTAATAAGTTATACCTAGCGTCTAATGGTTCTAGTCCTGATATGACCATTGATACTAGTGGCAACGTAGGAATTGGAACAACAACAACAGGTAGTAAACTACATGTATTACTTAATGGAAATACATCAGGCGGACCTACAGGAAACGTAGCTTCTTTCCAAAATTCTTCCGCAGGAAATAATGCTTATATTAGTTTGTTTGGTGCATATAATGCGGAAGCTGGGATTATATTTACAGATGAAAGTGAGCAGTACAAAGGTAAAATAGGATACGATAATATTTCGGAATACATGTACTTTCAGACAGATGGTTCTGAAAAAGCACGTATTACATCGACAGGTAACGTAGGTATTGGTGTTACCAATCCTTCTTATAAGTTAGATGTTAATGGCTCATTTAATTTTGTAACTAGCGGAGTATATTTAACTTATAATAGTGGTGTACTTTATCACGGAAATTACTATCAGTTTCCTAGTGGCTCATATTATTACTTATATGGGCGTACAGGAATGGGTCTTATTTTTGGTTCAAACAATGCTGAAGTTGGAAGATTTGATCTTTTTGGTAATCTTGGAATAGGTACGACTAGTCCAAACGAAAAACTTCATGTAGCAGGTAATGTTCACGCATATGCGGCAGGAGGTATTGATTCTGGTCTGTTTGCAAGTACATCGGCTGGATCAACAAGTATTGCTATTAGATCTAATGGGGTAACTCATTTTAATGGAGGGAATGTAGGTATAGGGACTAATAGTCCTAATACTAAATTAACAATTCTAGGTGGGGATGATGCATCAGGTACTGGAGTTTTAGAATTAGCCACAGGTGGAGGAACTAATTTAAAGTTAGGAGGAAACAGTGCCTATAGTTGGATTCAAAGTCACTCTTCTAAACCACTTCGTATTAATGAGTTAGGTAATAGTGTAATATTTAATTTAGGTGGGGGAGCTGTTGGTATTGGTACTTCTAGCCCTGCTACTTTATTGGACGTAAACGGAGTTATTACAGCAACAGGAGGAAACAGTACTAACTGGAATACTGCTTATAGCTGGGGTAATCATAGTTCTGCAGGGTATGTTCCCCAAGCAAGAACGCTTACTATTAATGGAACTACTTATGACCTAAGCGCAAACAGAAGTTGGACCATAGCAACAACAACTCCAGGAGGATCTAATACCCAATTCCAATACAATAGTTCTGGAACATTGGCAGGAGCTTCTGCGCTTACCTATGATTCAGGAACTAACAGAGTAGGTATTAACCAAGCATCCCCAGGATATGACTTAGACGTAAATGGTCAAGTAAGAGTACAAGATAAACTAAGAGTAGGTAATGTTAACTCTGGTAACGGAGTAGTACACATGTCTTCTACGGCTACTATTAATCCTAGTGCTACTACTATTGTTTGGTCTCAGAACGTAAGCGTAGGTATGTGTGCGTTTATTGAATATTACATTTTGAACAACAACACAACTACAGATCAAAGAGCAGGTACAATTATGGTTACTTGGAATCAGTCAGGAACGCCTACAATCGCTCACACAGAAACAACTACACCTGATATAGGGTCAACTACCGCTATTAACTTTACAAGCTCTCTAGTGGGCTCAGATGCACGAATTAATGCAGTTAACTCTAGCTCTGCTCCTTATACCATAGTAATGAGTTATAAATATTTTTAATGAACATTGTTGGATAGTGAAAACAATAAAAAATGGCAAACGAATTTAAAGTCAAAAATGGTCTTATAGTAATAGGAGACCTAACCACATCGGGAACTATTACTATTAATGGAGCTCTTGCAGCTACACAATCTTGGGTTACTTCTCAAGGGTACTTAACTTCTGCTAGTTTAAGCGGATATGCTACACAGTCTTATGTGACTAGTGCAATAGCTGCTTTAGTAGACTCAGCACCTGCAGCGTTAGATACTCTTAATGAGTTAGCAGCAGCACTTGGAGACGATGCCAACTTCTCCACAACTATTACTACATCTATAGGAAACAAAGTTTCTAAGAGTGGTGATACAATGACTGGTAGTCTTTTATTTACAGCAGTTGCTAATAATGTAAGATTAGAAAAGAGTGGTAGTTTTTTAAATCTTCTTGACACTTATAGTAACATTCATCTATATAATGGGGGAAATGGTGTTTATGTAGATTCACCTATTCATTATTGGAGATCAGCTGGAGCTGTATACTGGATGACATTAGGCAGTAGTGGTCTAAATGTTGCACAAAATATAACTTTAGGTACTACTGGAGGAAGTATAGGAGACACTAATAGTATTTTATTTCCTACTGTAAATGGAACTCACGCAGGTGTACCTAATGGTATTTATTATACTAAGAAAGGTAACTGGGGAGGACAAATTGATATCCGTACTAGTTATGATTGGGGCTACTCTACTGATAACGCTAAAATTAGTTTAAATGGAGCAGCAGGTAATGGTATTACTTTTAGTACAGGAGCATCAGCTTTAGGTTCTACTGAGCGAGTACGTATTGATGAATTAGGAAATGTAGGGATAGGTAATACATCACCTTCTGCTACACTTGATATCCTAACAGGATCCTCTGAGTCAAGTGGTAATTCTTTTTCTTTTACGGGTTATAATAGTAAGACCTATGTTAGTATATCTAAAGTTGGATTTATAAGAAGTCGTGCTTCTGATTTAAATGGTGCTAACATGCACTTTTTAGACAACGGAGGTACAACCAGAATGGAGATGGCTGTAAATACTACGTCAATGACTTGGTATTCACACGCTTTAGCTACAAATTTTTTAGTATTTCAACACACTACGGGGAATGTGGGTATTGGAACTACAAATCCAGCATTTAAGTTTGAAGTAGGTGCAGTTGGAAGTGGTTATGTATCTGCTAAACTCACTCAAAGTTATGAGAAAGTAAGATATAATAACTTTGATTTATTAGGATATAGTGATGGTCATCTTTGGATGATTGGAAATAATAATCCCTCTATTGTTCTTGCCTCTAGTTGGGATTGGGATAATCAAGTTGAATTTGATTATGTACCAAATACTGTAGGTGCAGCTGCAGGAGTACTTAGTATTGGTCAGACAAATAAGAACAACGCTAACTATACTCACGGTATAACTCGTTTCTTTACAAATGGTTCAGAAAGATTAAAAATAGATTCTACAGGAAATGTTGGTATTGGTACGGTTAGTCCTAGTGAAAAGTTACATGTAGTTGGTAATGTAAAAGTAGAAGGTAGTATAGGCGTTACTAATATTGTAACTAATTACGTTGTTAAATTTAATGGAAGCATCTTAGATGATTCTATTATATATGATAATGGAACAAACATAGGTATTGGCACTACTAGTCCTGGAGCTAAATTACACGTAGTAGGAAATACATACATACAATCTGGGGTTTTATTTGTAGACACAATTGCTGGTTATGCAACTAATCTTGTAAGTCTTGCTGCCTCTACAAATGTTTTAGTTCCATCTGGAGATATAACAATTGGAAGTGCTGCTAGTACTTCTTCTAGTCAACCTTTTGGAGATTTTTCTCAGTTGAAGTTTGATAACTTACACAGTGATACCAATCGTGGACCTAACAAAATTGTTATGCATGATAATGGTGGTAGTTGGATTGGTGGTTTTGGTATACATTCAGATACTGTTTCTTACTATACAGGTGGTCATCATAGATGGTACAAGACCACTTCTCAGACTAGTTCTGACCAAGTAATGCAATTAGATGCTTCTGGTAATTTATCTGTTACAGGAACATTTAGTGCATCTGGGTACAATTCTTCAAATTGGAACACCGCTTACTCTTGGGGCAACCATGCTTCAGCTGGCTACGTAACAAGTTCGGGATCAGTAAATTACGCAAACAGTGCTGGTTATGCAGCTACTGCTGGTGCATTGACTTCCATGAACATATCACAATTCACTAACAATAGTGGATATTTTGGTCCAGGTTCTTATTCTTGGACTAGTCCTGTATTTGGTCAGTATGGTATTAAGTCTAACTTAGTTGATAACGTTCTTTACAGTGCAGCAGATAGATTTGAGGTATTTAAGGATGGAGTAGCTTGGAATACTAACAGTCCTTTTAATCTTAACTATGACCAGTGGGTAGATATTATTCCAGTAAATACTTCTCGTACTTATTCTATTGTATTAAATACAAAGGGAAATGGTTCTTCTGGAATTACCTATACAGAAGGTTACGTATATCTTTCTTTCTATTACGTACAAATTCCTGCATCTGTTTCAGGAAGAGTAAGACGGCAAAATGGAACCTGGGAAAATATATCAGGATGGACTAACGTAGCTAATAATGCTTCTTATGCCGTTTGGAGAGGTAACGTTCCTGGTGGCAACTATATGGTTGAAATAGAGATTACTATTAACTCAGGCTCTTCAGTTGCTACTTGGTTTTCTCAGTGGGAATATGTAATGGGTAGACCTGGCCAATATGAATTAGGAATTATCAATAAAGCACAAGATAACTCTCTTTGGAGAAATATGTACTTTAGAGATAGTTCTAATAATGTTCAGGTTTCTATTGGTGCAAGTGGTCTAAGTACAAGTCAGAACTTACATATTAGTGGAACTTCAGCACTTTATTTCCCTAGTTATGGTGGTGGATTCTACATGCAAGATTCTTCTTGGATTAGAACTGTAAACTATAAATCTATCTGGACTCAAACAGGACTATTAGGAACTGATGGAGGACTTACTGTAGGATATGGAGGAGCAACTCCTCCTAGTGGTGGAGCTATTATATCAGGGAATGTGGGTATTGGAACTAGCACTCCTCAAGTTAAATTAGATGTTAATGGTGCTTTAGGTATTGTAGGAAGTAACTTTATATATTTTGGACACACCACAGGAAATATAGGAGCCTGGACTACTAGAACATACGCAAGTGGGTCTACCCATAAGTTTAATGCTCAGACTTTTATATTTAATAATGAAGGTTATGGCTCATACGAGCATATGGCATTGACTGCTAATGGAGTAAATCTAAGAGGAAAAAATACAATTGATTCAACCGATTCTTGGCTAAGACTTAACCAAAGTGGAGATTATGGTTCTGGTGTATACACTCCAGGATTAATGAGAGCAGATGGAGGTTTTCAAGTAAGCGGAAGTACAGTATGGCACGCAGGTAATGATGGAAGTGGAAGTGGATTAGATGCTGATCTGCTCGATGGTCTACAAGCGTCAGTATTTGTAAGAAATGATATATATAATTCAGCACTTGCGGGATTAAAAGTATTTAGAAATATTGGAACTATTGATGGTTCTTGGCCTAATAGCGATCACACATTTAGTCTTGAGAATAGTGATGCTGGAAATATTGTAATCAACTTTCATAGAGGTGGGTATACTAGTAATAATCTTCGCTATAACGGAAGTCAGTTTAGATTTGATGCGGCACTTGAATCTACTGGAGTAATTACAGCAACTGGTGGCAATAGCACTAATTGGAACACAGCCTTTGGATGGGGTAATCACGCTTCTTCTGGGTATGCTACTACATCTTATGTAACTACTCAAATCAACAACTTAATTGCAGGAGCACCAGGAGTATTAGATACACTAGACGAATTGGCTGCTGCATTAGGAGATGATTCAAACTTTGCTACCACAGTAACTAATAGTATTGCTGCTAAGCTTCCTCTTGCTGGAGGTACAATGAGTGGTAGTATCAATATGAATGGCAACAATGTCATTAATATTGGACAGGTAAACGCTACTCACGCAATTCTTACAAATGATGGTTCTAGTAGAGTAATGTATATTAGGGGCTCTGGAAATATTATTCAATTCCAAGACGCTGCTGCAAATAATAAATGGGAAGTAGTAGGTAGAGATGGAGAGTTTTATGTTTACAAGAGTGACGGAGGAGGATCTGGATTTGCTTGGAGAATAGACGGTGCTGGAGTACACACTATATACAATAGTTTAATAGTTAACGGAACTATCACAGAAAACTCTTCTATTAAACTAAAAGAAAATGTAGAAACTAGCGAGGGAAATTTGGAAAAGGTAGTAAATTTGAGACCAGTCACTTATAATAAGATTGGGTCTCAGACTATGGAGTTAGGACTTATTGCAGAAGAAGTGGCAGAAGTATACCCAGAGTTTGTACAATACGATGAGAACGGAGAACCTATAGGGGTTCACTACTCACGCTTAACTGCTGCTCTTATCGGTGCAGTAAAAGAATTAACAAATCAAGTTCAAGAATTAAACAAAAAGATAAATGGCTAATTTATTATCCAATACCACAATAGGCGGTTACCAGTCTATACACACAGGTAACATCGGGAGTTATGCTTTAACTAGTCTTCCGTCTCATAATCATGATGACAGGTATTTTACTGAGACTGAGTCTGATGGAAGATTTCAACCTTTAGAGAATCAAAGAGTATCTACCTCAAGTACTGTAAGGTTTTCAAATACTTATACTACTGCATGGTTTAGAAATGATAACTCTAATACAGGTCTCTATAATGAGAGTACCACACAGCACTTGTCCTCAAATTCAAATGGATACTGGGATATGTCAAGTACTACATCACATTCCGGTATTAGATTCTACACAGGTGGTCACGTAAGTGCATTGCGAGGTTATATATACGCAAACACCTCAAATGAAATTGGTTTCTTAACTAATGACGGTAACTGGGGTCTACAAGTTGATTCTTCAAAGAATGTAAGAGTATATGGAATGTCTTTAACTATCGGAAATACCACATCATCTGATATCTATATGGTAGATACAGATGAGGGTAATAGAAGAATTCACTGTAATTCTGGTAGAGTTGGTTTCTTGAGTACATCTAACACATGGGGATCATGGGCTGCAAGTGACGGTAGTTGGCATAGCGATCAATCTATGCGTGCTCCAATTTTTTATGACTCTGCTGATACTGGATATTATCTAGATCCTAACAGTACATCACGTGTACTAAACATTGAAGCAGTAGGGTTTGTTGGTTATAATAGTAACCAAACAAGAGATAAGTTAAGAGTTTGGGATAGCGGTACTTATACTATTGGTATGAAAAGTGGCTATGACTATGGTCATTTGGGTACTGATGAGTATGCTATGTCATTTCAAATGAATAACAATAGTGGTAGAGGATTCTGGTGGGGGGATGAAGCTCATAATGATAATCAAGGTGCTGCATCTCTTACGACAGATGGTAGAATGGTTATTGCAAAATCTCTTTCAATTGGTGAAGGAGAGGCTGTAGTTTCTCCAAGTTCTGTACCATTATATGTTACTGGTACAACTAGTGGTTTAGATGTATTAGCAGTAGACGGAGTAAATGGACGTTTATTTACAGTAACAGATGACTTAAGTGATTCTCTTTTTTCAGTAAATACAATTGCAGGTCTTCCTGTAATTGAGGCTTTTGCTGACAATAGAGTTAATATTGGTAAATACGGATCTAACTCTATTACAATTTCAGATAGTAAAATTGCTATCAATAGTGATACAGTAGATGCAAACTTCCCATTCTATGTAGGAGACAGAAGTGTAGCAGGTTCTAGATACTCTTTGACTAATAAGGGTATGGGCTTTAACCTAGCTGATAACTATGCTCAATTACAATTATTTGGAGGAAACGGATCTTACATTGATTTTGTAACTTCTACTGGTCAAGATAGTGGGGGAAGAATTATGTGGAATAGTAGTAATTACTTTATTGTAAGTGGTGATATGTACTTCAATAATACATTGTATACATACACTCTGGTCGACCGTGATAATAATAACTACTACCTAAATATGGATGGTACCTCTAGACTAGGTACATTGAATATCAATCAGTTAAGTGTTTACGGAAATACTTACTTAGGGGATGGTAACGGAGATGAAGTACATATTAATGACATCCTTAGAGTAGGAGCAACTGATTCAGGTGATGCACACTTTTACTTTGGTGAGGGTGGATCAGCAGGTTCTGATTATGGTTCTCATTGGTATTGGGACTCAAGTTACACATTTACTTGGTATACTAGAAATGCAGGTACAGATACTGCTTTGTTTAGTTATCTAACTAATGATACTAGTTATGTAAACTGGTCTAGGAATTTTAACATGCAGAATCGTGAGGTTAACTATGTTAGTCAACTTCATTTTAATGGAGGTACTCGTTTTGTTACTTATAACAGTAACTACTTATATTTTCAACCAGACTCTACTTCTGTAGGAGGAATTCTTGTTAGGGATGGAAATTCTAGCACAAGAGGATATAGTGCATACTTTGATGGTAGTGGATTTGGTCTTCTTAATTCTACAGGAAACTGGGGTATTAGATTAAATCCAGGAAATATTGGAACTGACTTATTTTATGCAGGAAACTGGAGGTTAAGTACTATTTCTGCAGGTATAGCAGTTGACGGTAATGTTTATACAAATCAAAACTATGGGCACGGTCTTGTAGGTCTTTATGCTTCTGATAGATATCAAGGTGTGTTTGCAATGGGTGATGCATACAAGTTATCTGCTGATGGTACATCTTCTGGATCTCTTTATGGTATAGCATGGACACACACAAACGTAGGTGGACAATCTAAATCTGGACTAGGGCATCAGGCTTTATTTATGGCTAATGGTAGTACCCAAACAGCTATTGGTTATGGTATTTGGACTGTAGGACTTATTACTACTACTGATTATGGAACATCTGCAAACTGGCTAGCCGCTTACAACTGGGGTAATCATGCTAGTGCGGGATACTTAACAGGAATAACATCAGGACAAGTAACAGGTGCTTTAGGGTATACTCCTTACAACTCTAGTAATCCTAATGGATATATTACAGGTTATACAGAAACCAATACTTTTTTAGGTGATGGGGGTGCTGCAGATACACATCCAGGAACAAGTAGGTTAATATTCACAGGGCAATTAAGTGCAGGATCTGAAGTACTGGGAATGCCTGCTACTGATAACTCCAATGCGTTTTTAAATATTAACAGACATCCTGGAGAATATAATAGTCAATTAGGATTCAGTTCTAATGGAAGTATGTATTATAGGAGTTTTAGTGCAACTGCTATAAATAATTCTCAGGCTTGGAGACAAGTTTGGGATTCGGGTAATTTAACTAATTTAAATCAACTTTCTAATGGTCCAGGCTATATTACTTCTTCTGCCTTAAGTTCTTATGTACCTCTGTCTGGAACTACATTAACGGAAGGAAACTATTTCTACTTTAGAAGTAATAGAGGATCTTACTTGGGAGGACTAGACAGTCCTAGTCTTCAAGCATATGCTACAGGTGGTAATGCTGCGTTTATGTCATTCCATAGAGCAGGAAACTATGCTGTAAACTTTGGTTTAGATTCTGATAACATAATGCGTATTGGTGGATGGTCTGCTTCTGCAGATCGTTGGGTATTGGATATGAGTGGTAACAATACTGTTGCTGGTTCATTCCGTGCTCCTATCTTTTATGATTCAAATGATACCAACTACTATCTTGACCCTAATAGTAACTCTAACCTTACTAATTTAAGTATTGTAGGATACCAATCTATTGGAGGTACCACATCTAATGGACAAAGTAACTTTCAGTGGGATGGAGCAACTTATCAGAATCCTAATCAATGGACTGCCCGTCTTATTCTTAGAAGAGATAACGCTTCTACAGGAGTAAATGGTTCTATTCCATCTTTAGTAATATTCAACAATAACGGAGGAGATCAAACTACTGCAAGTATGGTATTTGCTTCCAATGAATGTGTTGTAGGAAGTAACTCAGTAAATTTAGCAGGTATTGTAGCTAAAAAAGAAAGCGTTGGAAACTGCGGAGGATGGTCTTCAGGTTCTTTAAATTTCTTTGTAAAGAATTTTGCTACTAGAATAGACTCCTTAGCATTGACTCCAGACGGTAATGCAACCTTTAGTGGACTTATATATTCTACTGGATACGGTAACTCTAGTCAGTGGAATACCGCATTTGGGTGGGGTAACCATGCATCCGCTGGATACCTTACTTCTTTACCTTCACATAATCACGATGACAGATACTACACAGAAAGTGAATCAGATGGTAGATATGCATACAAAGCTGGTGCAGCTGGTCAAGATTTCAGCGCTGATAAACTTAGTTCTTATCATTTAAGAAATCATTATAGTGTAAGTACTGATCATTCTTATGGAATGTACTTTGATAATAATCTATCTAGTGCATATGGAATATATAGAGAAAGTGGATCATGGGATCATCCTTATCCTGATTTAAGGATTGCATTTCATACAGGAATTAAATTAGGAGCAAATTCTGGCTATCAAGGTATAAAATTTTATACTGACTATGACATGGTTACACAAGTCATGTCTGTTAATAATGGAAGTGACCCACTTGGGGCAGGTAATGTATATGTTAACAATAGCTTACAGGCTGGAAGTTCATTAAGAGCACCTATTTTTTATGACTCTAATGATACTGGGTACTATGGAGATTTTGCTTCTACTTCTGTAATGAATGCTATCCGTTTTGGAACTTCTACCAATAACGGAACATTAAGTGGGGCAGGAGATTGGGGAATGCGTCTTACAACGGATTCAGGAAATATTAGCTTTGGTCCTGCAAATAGTAATCATGCTCATATTTATACAGATAGACCTAATTTCTATTTTAATAAAGATCTTTTAGTAAATAATAGTATTGTAATCACAGCAGCTACTATTGGGTCTCAAAGTGTATCTTACGCAAGTACTTCTGGTTCTTTAAGTAGTATGAACATTTCCCAGTTTACTAATAATAGTGGATACATAACTGGTATTTCATTTGCAAATGTTTCATCTAAGCCAACTACAATTAGTGGTTATGGAATTACAGATGCAATTACTACTGCTAATATAGGAAGCCAATCGGTAAGCTATGCCACTACAGCAGGATCTGCTCCAGCTAATGGGGGTAACTCTTCAACTGTAGGTGGTTATAGTGTATCTGTAGGAGCTAGTGCTAATACTATTCCTACTAGAAATGCAAGTGGTTATTTTATTCCTGAAAGTTGGATTCAACTTAATGGTATCTATGGATTGTACTCTCCAACAAATGGTGCCCACTTAAGACCTAACGATGCAAGTTATGGTTCTTGGCAGATGACAGGTTCTCGTAATGGCTGGCAAGGTATTGAGTTTAATTCTGGTACTAATGGAAACGTGACTATGATGATTGCAACAGATTCTAGAGTTGTTGGATTTCATAATAATTCTTATGGTTGGCAAATCAGATGGGATAATGGTACGTTGTATATTGGCAAGGGTGCAAATGGAGGCACTGATGCAACTATTCTTGACTCTTCTAACTATTCTTCTTGGGCTCAACCGATTGCATCTGCAATTAATACAGGAAACATTGGTTCACAATCAGTATCATATGCGGCAACTTCAGGTAGTGCAAACACTGTTGGAGGCTTAACCTTAACTTCTTCTAGCAATGGAATTAATCCTGACAGTGTTACACAAAACCAAATAGGTTATAATACAAGTGTAAGTTTGTTTGGTCAAACTGATGGAGGTCTTTATTCTTCTGCGTATAGTTCTGCTTGGATTCACCAAATTTATGGTGACTTTAGAACAGGTCAGATTGCTATTCGTGGTAAAAATGCAGGATCTTGGCAAGCTTGGAGAACAGTACTAGATAGTAGTAACTACACTAGTTATGCTCCTGGATTGACAGGCAGTGGAGCAAGTGGTACATGGGGTATAAATGTTACAGGCAGTGCAGGAAGTGTTGCTTGGACTAACGTATCTAGCAGACCTACAAACTTATCACAGTTCACTAATGATCTAGGAAACTATGGTGGTTGGATTACTTCTTCTGGATCTATATCAGGTAACGCTGCTACAGCTACTAACGTAGCATGGACAGGGGTAACTGGAAGACCAACAGCTTTATCTCAATTTAGTAATGATTTGGGTAACTATGGTGGCTGGTTAACTACAGGAGGAAAAGCTGCGGACTCAGAACTATTTGACGGAACTGATTCAATATACTTTGTTAAAGGTAATGGAGTAAACGCACTTGGTTATAGAACAACTAACCATACTGGGGGTAACTCTGCTGGAGGACTATCTTCTGGATTCTATGACGGAAGTGGTATGTCAAATATGCCAACAAGTGATTGGTATCATTTGATTGTAAATTCTCACTACAACAGTGCAACAAGTAACCAGTATGAGTTTCAATTAGCAACTGCTTTCTGGAATAAATCAGACTTCTTTGTTAGAAGTATTAGTCCTGGAGATGTAGGACCTTGGAGAACACTTGTACATAATGGAAACATAGGTAGCCAATCAGTTAGTTATGCTTCAACCGCAGGTAGTGCTAGTACTGCAGGAAGTGCTACTACAGCACAACAACTTACTAAGTTTGGTGACATCTATGGACAAGACTGGAACAGTTACTATGTAAGTGGTAAGTTAATTGTATCTAACGCATTAGGACACAGTGGAGCTAACAGACCTAACCTTACCTATGACTATGGTGTAGCTTTATCTTACGGAGAAACTGGTGGTCCATTATTGCAAATGTACTTCCCAGAAAACTCAGGTAACATTGGTACTATTTTTAGAAAAGGTACTTATAGAACTGGATGGAATGGTAACTGGAGTACTTGGAAAACATTAGTAGAACAGGAAGGTAACTTGTGTACTATTGTAGGTGGTAACGGAACAGGTCTAGAGGTTCATGGTAACGTAGGTTACAACCAAGATCCTTTGACTTACTTCTTGATAAGAGGTCAAGCAGATACCAGTTGGAAAGCACTTAAAATACGCTTAACTGGAGATGCAGGTGGACAAGACATTGAGTTCAGACGTATAGCAGAGAATGGTACAGACTCTAGAATGTGGTATGTACCTAGAGGTGCAAACACTGTTAACTTTGACTACCCAATTGTTCAACCTTCAGATTCTAGACTTAAGGACAACATCACTCCTATTAGCACTCCTGTAGACAAGATTAAGTCTCTACGTGGTGTAGAATTTGATTGGAACTCAGGTGAGCAAGTAGGCACACATGACGTAGGTCTTATTGCTCAAGATGTTGAGGCAGTACTTCCAGAAGCAGTTACTACTCAAGAAGATGGATACAAAAACTTGGCTTACAACAAAGTTATCCCTCTGTTGGTAGAAGCAATGAAGGAACAACAGGCTACTATAGATAGTTTACTTGCTCGTTTAGAAGCCTTAGAAAATAAATAATTATATTTGTATATGGCACTACATCATGGTCCTAAAATTCCAGGAATTGTTTTAAATCGTGAATACTACTTAGATCCCGTGTTAGGAAAATCCTATAACGGTAGTACCTCTGCTAGTAATCTTGTTGTAAACTCAGCTTATAATTCTATTAACGCTACTGCTAACTTAACAAATGGTGCTGAGTTTTCTTCTCTTGGTGCAGGATCATTTTTCTTTGATGGTAGTAATGATCAGATTAGATATGATTTAGGAGCTAATACATATAATCCTTTAGGTTTACCTGAAATTTGTACCGTCTATGCTTGGGTATACCCCATATCTTCTACGGGAGGAATATTTTCACACTATAGTGGTGGACCTGTGAATTTAGGATATGAGATAGCGGGTGGAAAGATTGGGGTTTACCAATACTACACCGAATGGAGGGAGTATGTTAGTACAGGTTCTTCTGTTCCTTTGAATACTTGGTCTCAGATTGCATGGGTTAGAAACAGTTCTACTACTATGAATCTATATTTAAATGATAGTTTGAATGGAACTTTAACTGCTGATACTGGTACAGGACAGTATTTTGGAGGAGGTAACCAAGGAGTTTTAGGTTCTTTGTGGGGATGGAGATTTTTTAATGGTTATATTGGTGTGTTTATGATTTATTTTGAAGCACATGATTTAGCTAAAGTACAACAGACTTTTAACATGTACCGTAGTCGGTATGGTGTATAAATACAACTAAAGCAATGCCAACTAAAGTAGGACCTAAAACAGTTAAACAAGGTTTAACATTCTCTTTTAACACAAAGGACATTAAGAATTCTTATTTAGGCAAGCCTATTGTAAATTATATATCTACAATAGGAAATCCTGCAGAGGTTATGTCTAGAGGTGAGTTTGGTCAATATTATAATCTTGTCCCAATTTTTGAAACATATGGTTTAATACCTTATACTCTTTCTATGGAAATGAAGGGTAATATTTTTGGAGACTGTCTTGTTTATATGCAGAATGGTTCATATACTAAGTATGGATTTGTAGGTCAATGGGTAACTTTAACAACAGAGTGGCAACGTTTTGTATTTCCTAATATTACGCCTTCTGGTCCAGACGCTACTTGGCAAGCAAATACTCCTGGAGATAACAGAGCAATGCTTGCTACTTACACTATTTATGGCACAGGAAGAAATCCAACAGTTAGAAATGTTCAGATAGAGGCAGGCCCATATGTTAGTCCATTTACAGCAGGAACTAGATCTACAACAGAATCTTTAAAAGACTTGACAGGTAATACTACAATCACTCTTACAAATCTTTCTTATGACTCTTCAGGTCAGATAGTGTTTGATGGAACAGATGACTACTTAACACTTTCTTCAGGATTTTATCCTACAGATAGTTGTACTGTAGAGTTTGTTTTTAGACATACTCATAATTTGATTGGGTCTAGGTATCTATTGTATGGTGTAGGAGGAATAGGATTTACAATATTTATGAGGGGAGATTGGGCTGGAGATCTTTTATATTTTCTACGAAGAGTTAATAATAGTGGAAACTATGGGGACTCTGCTTGGGGATATACAACTGGTATATACTATTCTGCTCCTGCTAATGAAACAATTCACTTTGTATTTACCCATGAGGCAGGGACAGGAGAGTTTAAGTGTTATAAAAATGGAGTGCTTGTTAGGACAGTAGATGGAAACAGAAAAGATTCAGGAGGCTTAAATACTACCCAAGTCAATCATTACATTGGAGGAACTCCTGGAGAAAACTTTCCAATGACTCTTCCTGTACTTAAAGTATATAATAGAGTTCTTTTAGCTTCAGAAGTACAAGAAAATTTTAACGCACTTAAAACACAACATAGCATTTAAAGATGGGAGTAACACAAGGATACGGTCAGATAGTAAGAGATTCTTTAGTATTATCTATTGATACTAAAGATATGCTTAATTGCTATAAAGGTAAACCAGGAACAAATATTCTTGGTACACCTGTTCAATGGGGAGGCAATGCTAACTTAGTAAACTATGCAAATGGTCAAAGTTTTTTTACTCAAGTAGGACAAGAACAAGCTTATATTCCTCAACTTGGGGAAAAAACTGTTCAGTTTGTTTTAATTAGAAATGATTATAACTGTTGTGGTTGTGCAGATTACTGTTATTGTTGTCCTTCACTATGGAGATACGGTGACTGGGGTGTACCTATTGAAGCTTCAACTACTTATACTTATTCTATTATATATAAGACTCAGTCTGGTTACACTCATCCAAACTTTATGTACCATTATCAGTATGGTCCTTCTGGATACGTTACTGAATACGGTGTACATACTGAAGCACAAAGAACACATCTAGGAGATGGTTGGTATTTTGCGTGGAACTACTTAACAACAGCAGCAAACACTAGTACATTTTATCCTGGAATGTGGTACTATCAATATGGAGTTTCTGATAAAGTTTCTTTAGCTGCTGTAAATCTTGTAAAGGGAACAGAAATACAGGACCCTAGACAAATGTTTTTACCTTTGGCTAGTAGAACTGCAACTCAGTCGATACTGGATCTTACAGGTAATAGTACATCTGTAACGGTAGTTAATACACCATTTGGTAGTAATATGCAATTAGAGTTTGATGGTACTAACTCGCATGTAGTTATAGAGAATCCACTAGTGTATGCATCCAATACTAGAAGTTTTGAGATGGTTTTTAAAACTTACGGAGGATCTATGATGCCTATAGCTGTTATGACAAATGCTTCTTCTATTACTTACTATGAAAGATTTTGGTTAGGTATTGAAAATAATAGAGCACAGTGGCATGGTTGGGGATCATCAGATCCACAAGGATCTAAGATAATAACTGATGGTAACTGGCATCATGTTGTTTTTACCTACAACAACGTTACCAAACAAATGAAAATTTATACTGATGGAGTATTAGAAGCTAATATTACAAATGATACTGAAGGATCTAATATTGCTGCATCTTCAACACAGAAATGGTACTTAGGCCATGATCCAATATCTCAGCAATGGTATGGTGGTGCACCTTCCCAGTTTAACGGAGAGATAGGAGTATTTAAACAATACAATAAGATACTTTTAGATTCAGAAGTATTACAAAACTTTAGACACTATAAAACAAGATATAACATTATTTAACTATGACACATTTTATAAATCGTAGATGGCTAGTCATTCCAGCTACAGAAGTAGAAAACATTAACTTTGACGAGATACTAGAGAACTCTTTAGAGACTTTAAGGTATTCTGTAGATGGTACAAAAACCTTTATTAAGTATAATCTTGTAGAAACTCAAGAGAGTCAAGTAGAGACTGTTAACTCTGAGACAGGAGAAACTTTAATTGTAACTATTCCTGCAGGTGTATACGGTAGACCTAATGTTTATCAGGAGGGTATGCAAGAGTACACTCATGAAGAAATTTTAGAACTGCTAGCTACAGATGAGTGGAACAGGAAAGACAACCCCTTAAGTAACTTGACAAACTAAACTTTATTTAGTATATTTGTTATGTATACAAATCTAAAATTATAATTTTACAACAATGGCACTTAAAATCACAAAAAGCATTGGTACCGATAAAGGTATTACCAATGAAGCTTACGTACGTATTGCTGACTACCAAATCTCTAAGAGTGGTAACGCTAACTTCCGTATTCAATTGTTCATGAGCGCTGCAGATGCAGTCCT